GAGTCAACGTATTATTTGAATCAAAACCAAATCAAAGAAGATGAAATAATTTTAACAAACGGACAGAAGAACAAGAAAAGTTCCAGTAATGCCGTTATTTAGAAAATATTTCGTAATTGGGCCATCCAATCCTGGGGCCGGAACCACGGTTAGTTGGATAGCTATAACACCCGATGCAGCCACCCCAAGAATGATTTAGAACAATTTCTTTTGAATGCTTTGCTTTAACTGATATTGTATAATAACGCGCCTTTTCTTTATTTAACCATTGATAGATCTCTACCATAGCAATCTAACATCTCCTCTAGTGTTTCTTTGTTTTCGGTATATTCGTCTTCGTCCATAAAGAAAGCAGGGTCTTGCACATCCACTTCGTGACCCTCCACGTAGAATCTCAAATTATAGTTCCTAAGAATAAAAGTTTGGCATCGTACAAAATTATGATCTAGGGCGCAAGCACAAACATTTCGGCACGAACCAATTTCGGCAAAGGATTTGGTTCGTGCCGAAAAATAACTTCAATAAATAAATCATAATTTTAAGACATTAAATCAAATGGTTATCTATCATCATTTGTTGGTGTCTTCAACATTTCGGCACGAACCACGAAACTTTTGTGCCGAAATGTCAAGGAAAGGGAATCGCGCGAATTTTTCCGGAAATTTGTATTATTAATCTCTATGTTTTATTTCTATTCAATAACTTATAGTTCAAGCATTTTATAAATAGTTGCTCTCGATACATTAAGCTTAAAAGCAATTTGGCGAATACTGGTGCCTTTGCATTTTAGGTCTTTGGCTTCTGCTGTAAGTTTTGGAGTTGTCACGGCAGGGCGTCCTAAATGCTTTCCAGCTTTTTTTGCGGCATCAATTCCTTCTCGTTGACGGGCTTTAATCATAGTACGCTCAAACTCAGCAAAGGCACCCATAATTTGCAAGGTTAGATTTGCCATTGGGTCTTTTGAGGAATTAAAAGTGAGATTCTCTTTAATGAATTTAACTGACACACCTTTATTAATTAATGAGTTAATTATTTCTTGCAGGTCCCGCAAGTTTCTTGCCAGTCTATCAATGCTATCTATTACAAGTAGATCTCCTTCTCTCACATAGTCCATGCATGCAATAAGATTTTTTCTATCCTTTGTGCTTCCGGTCATAGTATCGACAAACTCCTTGTCTAATTTTATATCTACTAATTGTCTTGCAACATTTTGGCTGACTGATGAAACACGAACGTAACCTACAACTTGATGAGTCATTTATTTAAGCAATCTAGTAGATTCAAGAATAGGTAACCCAGCTTCAGTTGGAACATAAATAACTTTATCTTGTGTGTGCTGTAAGGATTCAATCCATAAGTATCTTAAATATCCCTCATTACCCTTTAAACTATCTCCGATTATTTTATTGGCCTGTGCAACTCCTTTTGCTCGTTCAATTTCTGCTTTAGCAAGCATCATGGAAGAATCCATTTTGGCTTGCGCTTCTCGCACTTGTATTTGTCTGTTCCACTCAGCCTTTTTAAGCTCAGCCTCACCCATGAGAGCACTTGACCATAAGTTGAATTTTGCATAAATAGCCAGGATTACAAACAATAAAGCTATTCCTCCAATTACAAAACAAAATATATATGAACATTTTTGAATGTTATCTTTAGTATATTTATCCATTTTTTATTGCCGATGATAAACAGGGGCTGAGTATACCACCTTTGCATACAATGCTTAATAAGGCGTCAAATTTAATTTATTACATGGGTTGATAGGTATGTTTTGCTATATTGTCGTTGGGTGTACCTTTATGACACACCCTATTGTCAAGAAGCGACTTCCAGGATATCTAGAATTTCGACATAATTTTCTATGTTTTTTACCTTTATATTTATGATTGCTTCTTTAAAGTGCGAAGCCATGATGAAATCAGTAGGGCGAGATATCTCTTCTGGATCCCAAAAATGCTCTTTAACTAAATAAGTTATTTTGTAGCATTTCAAAGGAAGAACTTGCTTAATAGCTAAGTATTTACTCTTAAAGATTCTTCTTTCTTGTTGTGTATCTATAAGGTCCTTGGTTATGCGTTTGGTATTCTTGTTTAATTGCTTTATTCTTTCTGTTTTCTTTTTTATTCTATCTTTAAGAATTTTGATTTGATGTTTTAAATCTTCTTTGCTCATATTTACATCCTTATAATAGTAATTAAAGATTTTTCTTATTATGACGAATTATTTATATAGACCATAACCTGAAACCAATATGCAAATTACCGGCGAGCAATTATTTTTCTTGGTTCAGGTTCTAAAGGATTCGCTAGATATCCAGATGGGTTATGACTGGAGTTTCAATTATAAACTTGAGCAGCGCAAACTGTTTTACAATAAATTTATACAATTACTTTTATCTCAGGACACCGTTAACATTGAACTAATGGATTTATCTAAGATAAAAAAACTAGAATAGAGTGCAGCATGGAACAAGTCACAGCCATACGAAAATACTTAATCCCATAGCAGTAATAAAAGTTTCAACTTCCGAATAATCATGATGCTGTGCATATATTGTAAGAGCCGCCATAAATCCAATAAACTTTAAACACCCGCGAATATCTATTTTCCCTTGTATCTTCATTTAAATCCTATGGCATTGGTGGGAAAGGCTTGTCTAGATAAACAATGTTTTCTACTGCTTTAAGTAGCCACTGATATTTAGATTCATCTTCATGACTTTTATGCTCCGTTTTTGTTACGAAAGATAACGAATATCCCAACAACAATAGAAGCCTCGAATTCATATGTATTAGCTTATCTATTTCTTCTTCCTTCATCATCATATTTCCACCCAATCTTCTGCAACGAAAGAATCAAAACTTATTGCATAGGGGAAGCTATCCATTGAGGCAACCGCCAAGTCCTTTATTACAGGATCTAGATAAATATACATTTCAACCCAATCTTTTCTCGAAACTTTCGCTCCTCTTTGAAGGCAAGGAATAATATCACAAAATCTCATTTCTTCTTCTTTGTCATCAACAAGCCATCCATCTGAAATCATAATGTCTTCATTATAAGAATAAGGCGTAAGCTTTGGCTGAAATGACCTTACATCGTTACCATCCATTAAGAAATAAACATTGTTTCCCCATAGATGCCTGGTCACTTTGGCGCCATTCTTTAGCTTTTCCATTGCTTCACAGAATTTCATATTTTCTCCATTATTTCAGGGACATCAAACCAGACTTTAATCATCCCCATCCAGAATCCGCGACAACTCTTACATGTTCTGAGCGTATAGAACTTGTGTGGTATGTCTGCTTTTTCCCAATTACTAACATGACGAAATGGCATATTAAGCTCATCCATGTCATGTTTGCATGACATCCAAAGCGTATCCCTGTCTTTTCCTACTTCTTTACAACGTTGACACTCTTCACTCATATTTTAACCTCACCTTGCACGTCTTATTTAATAGATGACCATAAATAAATGATTTATCGGAAGGCCACGTTTTACGATCGTCTATATTATACGACCATAATGGTTCATGGGGCTTAATATCGCAAGCATCTAAATAATGAGTATTCTTAATAAGAAGCTTTTTAATCCTTGCATTCAAATCTATTTTCGATTCTATAGTTAAAGGATGAACCGCAGAAATTAATTTCTTGTCCTCTCCATAGGTTGGATTAGAATCCTGTAACATTTTGGCTATTCGTTGAACTTCGTCATAAATTTTTCGCCAATCTTTTATATCAAATTCCATTTTATTTATTCCTTAAAGCTGCCAATGAAATATAAAAAAGGTGACAATCGGCCGGAATTGAACCGGCTCATGCTGTTTTCGGCAGAGCATTAAAAACCCATGTCTTCTCACAAGCTTACTTTAATTGACTAGTATAATTTCAGCCTTGTCGCATATCGATCAATATGTATTCCTATACACGTCGCGATTGTCAAAATACTTAGAAATTTATGTCATCATCCTCAAAAGGATCATCTTCCTGATTGCTTACTAATGGCTTCTGGTCTTCTTTCTTAACATAATCTTCTACTTTATTTTTATCTGGGTACTTGCTCCCAACAGGCTTACCGTTTAATTTATCTTGTGGAATTTCTTTGCCTTCTTCTACATTAATTTTTACTCGAACATGTGAGCCTACAACAGCTTGTGAGCAAAACTTTTGTGCTTCATATAAAGGGAGAATATCTGCGGAGTCTGCGCAATGGATTACCTTCCACATCATGGTCTTAGTGAACACCAAGAAATCTCTTACATCATGAGATTTCCCGTTTTCGTCATATACGGTTACCGTCATGTCCATCATGGGATTGCCACTGTTAGCTGACGTCTTGTCTTCTGATGCAGTAATTACCGCATCGTACTCTCCTTTTTTTAACAACTGAAATCGTTCCTGCATGGCTTCCTGCTCTGAATAAACTGTGTACTGAAATGACATAATAATTACTCTCCCTTTATTTTAGATGTTAAGTGGTCTATGCACTTCTCTATAGCTTCTTTGGGCATTTCTTCCCATCGTTCAGATCCAGATTTATCCAACCATTTCCGATATATTTCTTCTGGTACCTTGATTAAATCAATCAAGCGCACAATCTCCTTTACCTGTTCATCGCTGGCAACCTCTTGGGCTACGGCGTCGCGCTCAAGAATTTCTTTGCCGTATTTCTTTGCTATTTCTGCATAAGAAAATGGAAAGTGTTCGGTGTCTGGGAAATTTTCTATACGAGATTTTTTCACTAACGCGACTCTATCTTTGCCGCGTTTTTGTATTTCAAATACCAGGTCAAATAAATAATCAAGCTTCTTGTAGCAATCAAACGTTTGTCCCAAGACCGATAGGTTTTGACCATATTCATTTTTAGCATGACTTGTAATGATCACATTCATGTCTAGACGCAATAGCAAATTTAGCAAATGTTTAATCTGTTTGTTCGCTTCTGAGTAATGCCGGCCAAAATCAGTACCATTTTTGATAGCTGACTTGTCCAGCAGGTCATTATATAGGGTGGTCAGTGGGTCGATGATGAGCGTTTTGTATTCATGCTTCTCTGTCAACAATGTTTTTACTTCGCTCATCAACTCATTAAAGTCTGATGTTTGAAATATAACGCCACCTGCTTTCTTTAATAGCTTGGTGTATTGATCATTCTCGGCGCCTTTTTCCGTATCGATTAAATAGGGCTTTGGGAACTGAATTGCTGCGATTGTTTTCCCGACCCCTGCAGAACCATAAAATAATGCCTTCAAACGCTTTTCAATTGCTTCTGGTGCTTTTGCTCGTAACGCCATTTTTACAACTCCTACTTTAGTTATGACCAGTTAAGGTCGTCTGAAATAAATCCCATATGCGCGCTTGCACAACGCATAAAGCATTTATCTGTTACCCTCATGACAATCTTCACATCTTGTCGTCCCGTCAGAATAATAATATCCCTTGGTAACAGTAGTAACATGGACTACTTCTTGGTTGCTGTTGGTGAAGAAGCACTCTTTAATGTCTTCTCCACAATCATCGCAAGAGGCTTCGACATAATAGTTAGGTGTTAGATAAGCCTGTCCTAAATTAAGGCGTTCTTTAGCCGTTACATAATCTTTCATAACTAGATTCATTCTAATTTCTCCAGTAACTATTCAAGTGTTTTAAAATTTTCCCCAAACGACATCACCGTCATCTTGATCTTGATGAGCGTGATAGTCTTCTTCATTCATCATGTTGTTGTAATAGTCATTGCAAGCTTGATTCAGGACTTCTTGAAGGGATTTTTCGTAATAGAGGATTATGTTTTTGCGGGTTACTTCGGCAAATGCTTCTCGTGTTTCATGACAGTCATCTTTGAGCATCGCAAGAAGGGCGCACAAGTAATCACTATTGATAGATTCATCGGCACCATAGCAAGCATATTCTATTTCGCGATCAATGGATTCAATATAGAGTCTGGCAAGTTGGCCTTGCTCGTCTTCGGGAAGCTTATTGAGAGATAGATTGTATTGGTCACACTCGAATTTAGCATAATGACATACTAATTCTTGTGCATAATCAGATAGATTTCTTTCAAGACTCACGCGTGCCAATCCTTTGACATTACTGATGGGTGCTCCTAA